GATCCGTCCACAGATGGCTTGCCGCCTCTGGGGTTGAACCTCTTTTTAAGGAAATATCATGGCTCTCCCTAATGGCGCAGGTGGTTACCAAGTCGGTGACGGCAACCTGAATGAAGTTATCCTCGGCTACCAAGCCGCCCCTCAGTCTGTTACCGCTACAGCAACCCTGACCGCCGCTCAAGTCGCCTCTGGCGTCCTGTTGGTTGGTTCTGGTGCTACCGCCGCTCAGACGTACACGCTGCCCACCGGGGCGTCTATTGACGCTCTAGTGTCCAGCGCCAAAGTTAACAGCACGTTTGAACTCGTGTTGGTAAACCTTGGTACGTCGTCTGGTACGGCAACTCTGGCAGTTGGTACTGGCGTGTCTGATGGCGGCAATGCTCTTGTGGCAGTTGCTGTTACGTCTAGCGGTCGGTTTATGTTCCGTCGCACAGGCGATGCGACTTACGTCGTTTACCGCGTCTAAGTCTAAGGGGGAGGGCCACAAGCTCTCCCCTTTTTTAAGGAATTACTATGCCTAATACGCAAGCAGTAGGGGTTGCATATAGCGATCCAGAATTCACGACCTGCTACGCAAGCCAAGAGATTGGTTATAGCGCAGCCGCTCAAGGTACGGTTACGCAAGCAACTGACAAGTCTACGGGTGTTACCCTGAACAAGTCTGCTGGCCGGATTACCATGAACAACGCGGCTTTGGCTGGCGGTGCAGTAGCAACATTCACGCTGACCAACAACTTGATTTCTGCCAACGACACAATGATTGTGTGTATCTCTAGCGTTACGACTGGTAGTACCGCTGCTGCATACACCACTTACGTTTGCAGCTTGACCACAGGATCTGCTGTAATCGCATTGCGTAACTTGAGTTCGACTTCATACTCTGAAGCCATCATCATTAACTACGCAATCATTCACGGCGCAACAAGCTAAACGGCGGGGCTTCGGCCCCTCCTACGAGGTTTACGATGGCAACATATTCGGCTGGTGAGCAGATCAACCGCGCCCTGCGACTGTTGGGTGTCCTAGCAGAAGGTGAAACAACCTCGGCCTCGGTAATGCAAGATTCATTGACTGCAATGAATCAGATGATTGACAGTTGGAACACCGAGCGGCTATCGGTGTACAACACGCAAGACCAGACATATCTTTGGACGCCCGGTCTGATTACACAAACGCTCGGACCGTCTGGCGACTTTGTGGGCAATCGCCCAATCCTGCTGGACGATGCAACATATTTCCGCGACCCGTCAACGAACGTGTCATATGGCATTAAGTTCATCAACCAGCAGCAGTATGACGGCATTGCGGTCAAGACCGTGACATCCACATATCCACAAGTGATGTGGATCAACATGGAATATCCCAACATTACGATGACGATCTACCCCAAGCCCACGCGGGTTCTGGAGTGGCACTTCATTAGTGTTGAAGAGCTTTCCTCGCCAGCTACGCTGGCAACAACTATGGCTTTCCCGCCCGGATACCTGCGGGCGTTTACCTACAACTTGGCGATGGAGATCGCGCCTGAGTTTGGCGTGGAACCATCAGAGCAGGTCAAACGGATTGCCATGACCAGCAAACGCAATCTCAAGCGCATCAACAACCCTGACGATGTAATGTCGATGCCGTACTCGCTGGTTGCGACGCGCCAGCGGTTCAACGTCTACGCTGGTAACTACTAATGCAGACGCCGATTCTGGGATCGGCGTATGTTGCTCGGAGCATCAATGCTGCCGACAACAGGATGGTCAATCTCTTTCCTGAGATTGTCCCCGAAGCTGGTAAGAACCCTGCGTTTCTGAATCGAGCGCCCGGACTGCGCTTACTGACCACCGCCGGTCAGGGTCCCGTCCGGGGATTGTGGACGTATGGCGGTATTGCTTACATTGTTAGCGGCGACACGCTCTACTCAATGGCTGGGTTTGGTACGCCGGTTGTTATTGGTACAGTTTCCGGTACAGGTACGGTTAGCATGGTGGACAACGGCACGCAGTTGTTCATTGCCTGTGGTGGGCCAAGCTACATTTACAACAACAGCACAGGCGCGTTTGGGCCGATCACCGATCCAGATTTTCCCGGCGCGTTGACCGTTGGTTACCTTGACGGATACTTTGTATTTATTGAACCAAACAGCCAAAAAGTCTGGGTAACAACGCTGCTGGATGGCACTTCAATTGAACCGCTGGATTTTGCCAGCGCCGAAGGTAGCCCAGACAATTTGGTCAGTATGATCGTTGACCACCGCGAAGCGTGGTTGTTTGGGACTAACTCGGTTGAAGTTTTCTACGACGCTGGCAACGCAGACTTTCCTCTGCAACGCATCCAAGGGGCGTATAACGAGATTGGTTGCGCTGCAACATTCTCAGTAGCCAAACTAGATAATGGTTTGTTCTGGCTTGGCTCAGACGCTCGCGGTCAGGGGATTGTCTACCGCTCGCAAGGCTACTCGGGCCAGCGGATCAGCACCCATGCGATTGAGTACGCGATTGCTCAGTACGGCAACATTAGCGACGCAATTGCTTACACGTACCAGCAGGAAGGTCACTCTTTCTACGTGCTGACGTTCCCGTCTGCTGACAAGACTTGGGTGTACGATGTATCTACACAAGCGTGGCATGAGCGGGCTGGCTTTGATAACGGACAATTTACGCGCCATCGCAGCAACTGCCAGATGGCATACAACAGCGAGATTGTTGTTGGCGATTACGCTAATGGCAATCTGTACGCTTTTGATCTAGACGTTTACGCCGATAACGGTAGCGCCCAAAAATGGCTACGCTCTTGGCGGGCGTTGCCAACGGGCCAGAATAACCTAAACCGTACAGCGCACCATAGCCTACAACTAGACTGCGAGTCGGGAGTTGGCTTAAGCGGTCCAGAATATAGCGACCCAACGTATTTAATAACCGAAAGCGGGCTTTTCTTAATAACTGAATCTGGTGATTTCCTGATTTCTTATGAGGGTAGCGCCACAGTAGGGGTTGATCCAAAGGCAATGCTGCGTTGGTCAGATGATGGCGGTCATACTTGGTCAAACGAACATTGGTCATCAATGGGCAGGATTGGCGTTTATCAGCATCGCGTGTTCTGGCGTCGCCTTGGTATGACGCTCAAACTGCGTGATCGAGTCTACGAAGTGTCTGGTACAGATCCGGTCAAGATCGCCATCATGGGCGCTGAACTGCACTTAAGCGGGACGAATGCGTAATGGCAGTTACCAATAACACCACCACAATTCCATCGTCGCGGGTTCCGTTGACGGATGACCGCACGGGTTTGATCGCGCGTGAATGGTATCGGTATCTCAACAACCAATACACCAAAACTAGCCAAAACGCCAACGCGGTAACCCCCGGTGACTATGGCGCGATTGGTGACGGTGCGGTTGACGATTCGGCCAGCATTCAGGCCGCGCTTGATTCTGGCTTTGACGTTTACCTGCCGCCCGGACGCATCTACGCGATTGGCACGACGCTTACAATGTCCACGCCTAATCAATCGTTTGGCGGGCCGGGTGTTCTGCGTATCGTTGGGGCAATCAACGGTCTGGAACTAATCTCGCCGACCGCCACGATTGTGACGGGCATCCAGTTGGATCTGACGTTTAACTCACCAACGCAAACGTCTGGTTGGGCTGTTTACATCAACAACAGTAGCCGCGTCAAAATTAACAAGCTGAACATCATCAGCGGTTTTGGTGGCTTGTACGTACAGCAAGCCAACTGGGTTGTTGTGGACTTTATGTGGGCATCACTCACAGGCCCCGGCGTCAAATGGTACGGCAACGACTCAACTCGATCTGACCTGCTAATACTTAACTCGGTTGTGGTAGATACGGGCGACACCTATTACGGCATGGATTGGGACGGTAACTGCCATAGCTTGACGGTCAAGTACCTTGGCATTGTCGGCGGCAAGGGCATGATCATTCGTAATACAGGGGGGACAACAACTTTCCCTGCTATTGGTCGCATCGGTCAAGTTGAGGTGGACTACTCCACCGGCATCGGCGTGGAGATTCAGGCCGGTTTGGACTATGACTTTGTGATGCCTTACGTTCTTGGCGCGGCGTCAGATGGTTTTAAGATTGGCGCTTTAGTCAACGCTTACGAAGTTCGCATCACGGGCGGCAAGTCTATCGGCAACGGTGGCTATGGCATCAACAACTTGGGTGGTGTTTTGCTATACGCGGGCGATACCGCGTTGTATTCCAACGGTCTTGGCGAGATCAACGGAACGGTCTGGAACAAAACGCCGCGCCAAGTAATTGATGACGATTATTACTTGACTATCAGCGGCGGAAATCCGCTTTTGGTTTTTGCACCTAACGATTATCTAGCCTACGACCGCACAAACAACAGCTACAATTTTCAGATAGCGGGCGCTGGCGCTTTTAAAATGACAGGCACTTATGCCCAATCGCTTCAGCCCTTTGTCTTACCTCAGTACACGGTGGCAACGCTTCCTACAGGCATTCAGGGAGCGATGGCCTACGTTACAGACGCGCTTGCCCCAATGTACAATACCACCGTTGTCGGAGGCGGCTCCTCCGTTGTTCGAGTCTTCTTTGACGGAACCAGTTGGAAAACCTGATATGACAACTTACATTTCGCCGCAGCCAAAACTGCAATTTCTAGATAGTAATGGTGTGCCGTTGTCGGGCGGGAAGGTTTACACCTACGCAGCCGGAACTACCACGCCGCTTACGACTTATACGGACTACACCGGCAACACGGCAAATTCCAACCCAGTCATTCTAGACAGTCGCGGCGAATGCAGCATCTGGCTTGGCACTTCTTCGTACAAGTTCAAGCTCGCCACATCTACCGATGTTGAGGTCTGGACCGTTGACAACATCTCGGTTCTGACTAGCTCGGCCAATATCACCTACGTTGAGTCTGGCACGGGCGCAGTTACTGAGACTGTTCAGGCCAAACTTCGTTTGGGTTACGTCTATCCCGAAGACTTTGGCGCTGCCGGTGATGGTACGACCAACGACACGACCGCGCTACAGAACGCGATCAATACCGGGCGTGATGTATATCTTGCGGCGGGCAAAACCTACCTTCACACCACCGCGTTATCGGTCACGACCAACTACCAATGGGTCGGTGGCCCCGGCATTCTCAAGACCTCTGGCGCAATCAATAGCGTCACGGTTGGTGGCGGCAGCATCGGCGTTAAGTTGTCTCTTAACTTTAACTCGCCCGGTCAGACCACCGGCTACGCAATCTACATCAGCAACGCCAATCGAGTGACGATTGAGCGGGCGTATCTGTACGATGCGTTTGGTGCGTTGTATGTTGAACAAGCCAACACCGTTCAACTTGAATGGATGTGGGGCATCATTCGCGGCCCCGGCATCAAGTGGTTTGGCAACGCCGCCAAGCGGTCGGACATCCTGTCAATCAACTTCTGTGTGCTTGACCCCGGCCCTGACTACTATGGGTTTGAATGGGACGGCAACTGCAACAGCCTGAACGTCAAGTACATGGGTCTGGTCTGCGGCGGTAGCAGCAGCACACAATCCAGCTACGGGTTTATCATTCAGAACACGGTTGGCGGATACAAGTCAGTCACCAGCGGATCTATTGCTGGTACAACTTTGACGCTGACCACCGCGCCATCTAGCCCGATTGTGGTTGGCATGGTCATATCTGGTACGGGCGTAACTGCTGGCACTACGATCACCGGCCTTATCAATTCAACCAACTACACCGTGTCAACCGCTCAGTCGGTTGCGACCACTCCTATTACTGCCGTTCCAGCGTTCTTCCCCGCGATTGGTCGAGTGGGTCAGGTTGAGATTGACTACGCAAAAAGCGCGGCGATCAAAGTATTGTCTGGCGTGGATTACGATTTTGTCATGCCTTACGTTACCGGCGCGGTCAGCGACGGGTTGTATGTTGACTCAAACATTGACAGCTACAACGTGCGCGTAAGCGGTGGCAAGTTCATCGGCAACGGCGGGTACGGAATTAACAACACAACTGCTGGTCCGTTGCTGATGTCCGGTAGTTTGGATTTGAGCAGCAATACTTACGGGCAAAGTTTTGGCGAGGTCTGGAATCTTGCGCCAAAACAGTCAGTTGACGAGTATTTTTATCTGAACCTCGGCGGCGACAAGACGCTTGCCAGCGGTACGTCGCAGATCAACTTCTATCCAAACGATTACATCTCGCACAATCGGTCGGGTTCAAGGCAATGGAAATACTTCATCGGCGGCGTTGAAGTTTTCCAAGTTACTATTGATTCTATTAACCCACTTGTGCCGCTCAAACTCAAGACCTACACCGTTGCTACGCTCCCCGGAAGCCCCGTCAAGGGTTGGACCGCGATGGTTACGGACGCCAACGCTACGACGTTTGCCAGCACGGTTGTTGGTGGCGGCAGCAATAACGTACCCGTATACTATGATGGTACGAACTGGAAGATTGGATGACCACAGTTTTGATTGCTGATCGTTCTACCGCGCTTCGTATTGGTTACGAAGCGACAGACTGGTCGCGTCCAATTCCGTTTGATGATTACGAAAAAAGCATGGCAGATTGGGATGTTCAAGTAATTGAACGTGATGGGGAACCAATTGGCGCGGCGTATTTTTGTGAGGGCGAAGTTCACACTTCAATCCTACCAAAATGGCGCAGACGTTGGGCTACGAAAGGACTGTTGCAAAAGTTGTTTGGCGAAAATGTGACGACCAAGGTCACCCCCGGCCACACTTATATGTATGGTATTTTGGAAAGATTAGGTTTCGTTCCTTTAGCTGACGGAACTTTTGTAAAGGAATCTGCAAATGGGTATTGAAACCGCAATCTTAGGGTCTGCCGTTCTAGGCGCGTATTCGGCTAACCGGGCGTCAAAGACTCAGGCGCAAGCCGCCCAACAAGGTATTGACGCCCAAGAGCGGATGTTCAATACGCAGAACGAACTGCAAGCACCGTTCCGCAAGGCTGGCGAAGAAGCACTCAACAAACTTCTTCCGCTGTCTATGAACTACACGCCGTTTGGGATGGATAAGTTTACGCA